AGACAAACCAACAGAAACAATTAACCCTCCTGCGCCACAAAGATCAGCTTCAAATGCGAATCCATCTGCCGCCTGCTTATAATCTACATTGGTCACCGTAGATCCATCGGACTGCTTAACCTTCATAAAAGGTAAAGTGTGTGTACCTCCAGATGCTACCGTTTCAGAATAATCTGCTGCCTGATTCTCGACTGTCGCATCCGCAGGAGTCGGACAAATATCAGCTTCAAATGCAAACCCATCAATTGCCTGTTTGTAATCTACGTTGTTTACCGTTGACCCATCTGATTGCTTGACCTTCATGAAAGGCAGCGTATGTGTGCCTCCTGCGGCTACTGTCTCAGAGTAATCTGCTGCTTGGTTTTCCACCGTAGCATCTCCTGCTGATACGGTACACTGCGTTGCTGTTATATCAACTGTTGTCTGTGCTGCTAAGGTTACATCAATTGATGGTCGTGACTCCAGTGTTATTGTAATGCTCGACATGATCAGAAGCCTGCGTATTTCACCTCCTCCACATTAAACAAATGGACTTTGCCCATAGGCTTGTAGCCATCTACAAAATCGGCATCAGTCAGTTTCACTTGCCACACCAAATAAACTTTGCCCTTTGTCCATACCTTGCTGTGCTTTTCCTGTACCTCAAAACTGAACACCCCATCTCCTGCCTCTGTCGTGACTTCATCCCAATCTGATGGCGATGTTTTCCGGAACTTCAATAGTACATTTCCTCTCTCATCCTCCAGAATATACCTCACATCCTCTATGCTTGCGTGTGGTATTGCTACATCATTCACATCATTATGCGTGACTGTTACTAATTCTGATTGCCCTGTGTAGATCGTTGTTGCCATTATATTTCGGATGTTACTTGCACTTTTTGTTTCCTCGCTGATACTCTCTCAATCTCCCCAACACTCACTTGTGGAGGAGGCATCTGCCTCACAGCCTCTCCCATTGCATCAGTAATATCTCTCCTCGTTAATCCCATCCCAGAGGAATGTTGTCTTGCTGTAAAGGTACTGTTCTGGTTTAGAACCCCCCCTGCGGCAAAGTGTCCCGTACTCTCTGAACTCAATAAACTGCGCCCACCACCCAACACATTCAGATCGCTTGCCGCCCTCCTCAGTCTTGGATTCTGGTACACGCCCTTTGTTAGCACTATCTCATTGTGTTCTGCCTCATATCCTCCTCTCCCATTGACAGAAATAGGTATGCCTCCCTGTCCATGTGTCCGACCTTTCAACACACCACCCTTTGCAAATTTCTGCTTACTCATCTGTGCTACCTGAGCAAATCCAAACGCCATCGCTGCGGCTGCTGCAATCGGTCCTAATGCCACACCAACAATAGGTACTGCTGATCCTGCGCTGTACGCTGAAATAGCCGCTTGCAATGTCTGGACAATAGCCATAGCTATCTCCATTTGGTGAGCCTCCTTTCTGGCTTTCTTTGTTATCTGGGCGATCTCCTCCTCTGTTTTTCCTGCTGCTTTCGCTTGTTCTGTCATACGGGCGATGTTGTCATCCATCATCCCTTTGATCCCTCCAAGTATATCTCCAACCAAATTCCCCGATGCCTGTAACGCAGCCATCTGTTCCGCTTTGACCTCTCCTGTGTGTTCAATCAGCGCATCTGTTTTCTCTCTATCCAACGCCACCAACTCGGCATCTGCCACCTCCTTCTGCAACAGCATCTCCCTCTGGAATTCCTCATCAATAACGCCTAACGCATCCTTGTTGGATTGATACTGCATCGCCTCCAGATCCAATAACTGCGCCCTTGCCTCTAATCTGCTTCGCTCTATCTCCGCTAATGTCAGAGTTCTTACCTCCTCATCCTCGATATTCTGGATGGCTTTCTGCTGCGCCAATTCTGCCTCCTCGTCATAGAATTTTAGCTTCTCATCAATCCTCGCCTTTCTCTCATCTCGGTCTATTTCTATCAGCTTCTTGCTTAGAAACGCATTCACCTTTTCCTCATCCACTCCACTCTCTCTCCAGATCTTCGCCTTTTTTATCGCTTTCGCTTTCTCTCTCTCTATCTCCTCCAGACTCTCCAACCGGAACTCCTCCCTGCGTTTTTTCCGTTCCTTTTCCAATTTCTCCTCTGCCTTTCTCTCCTTTTCCGTTGCTTTCAGTTTCTCGTCTTGGATCTTTTTGTGTTTGGCGTGTTCCTGTTGCCGGATAGTATTTAGCTTATTATTCAAGGTTGTCTGCATCTCCAGACTCTCCATCTTTATGTCTGCCAACACCTTCTCTGCCTCTGCCTGCTTGTCCAGATCCTCTCTCAGTCTTTCGCCTTGCTCATTCTGCTTTGTAATAATATCAACCCGTTCCTGTGCGAGTCGAATGGATTCTGCCATCAGCCTTTTTTCTATGTCAATCGCTGACTGTGCCGCCTCCTCTCTCTCTTTTAATGACTTCGTAGTGTCCTCTGCGATCAGATTCAGCCGTTTGATCTCTGCTCTGGAATTGGCTCTCTCAACAGTCAACGCTCTCTCTGCATCTGTCAATTTCTGCATTTGTTTCTCTAGATCCGCAGCCGCTTTCGTTTCCTTCACTATCTCCTCTGTCACTCCACTCACTGCACTCTTTGCCTGTTCTGCTGCACCTTCAAAGTCTCCCCCGAATACTTTAACCAATGCCTCTCCCAACATACTCAACCGATCAACCAGAACAGACACCGTTGCCCTGATCCCTGCCAATGCCTGATCCATCAATTCAACACCTCGCTTTGTCTGTGTGAAAAAGGAAACCAAACTGCCCAATGCAACAATAAGTAACCCGATCCCCGTTGATGCCAATGCTATCTTGAAAATTCGCATAGCCTTTGTCCCTACGCCTGTCGCCACATTGCTCGCCTTCTGCGCGACAACCATCTTTTGCAGGATTTCTTTTTGCGTTTTCAATTGCTTGACCAACCCTCCAACATTCACGCCCATTACATTAACCGATCCAAGAGCATTCTCAATCGCCTCCTGATAGTTCCCCACATTCCTCCGGTTATCTCCCACCGCACTCTCATTCTCTTTTAGCTTATCGGTCAGAGATTTCATGGTGCTACCCATTTTCTTGCCCTCTGCACTGTTTTCTCTCTGCTCTTTGGACAAACCGTTGTACTGCTTCGTTAGGACTGAAAGCCTCGCCCTTAGCTGCTCATTAGAACCCTTCGTTGCATCTATTATCCGCTTGTTGTCTGCAAAGCTTTTGGATGATTCCCGTAGATTTTTAGACACCTCTTTTTGTTGGAGAGTGATCTTTGCCTGCTCTGCTCTATATTCCTCCATCGTCAACTCTCCCTCCTTTAATTGGGTATTGAGTTGCTTCTGCTCTCCTTTCAACTTATCTGCTTCGCTACGGTATTCAGCCATTGAATCCGTTGCTTTGTCCATTGCATCCTTAGCCGCCAGAATGTCCTCCGCTTTGATGTCAATATCAATTACGACCTTTTTCTCCTCTCCTGCCATTACGGTAATTTAATTAATTCAACCATCGTGCTATCTACTTCATCCACTTTATATTGCTCGACAAAGGAGATGTAAAAATAGCAACCAAAATGATCAACCCAGATAGGCTGCGTAAAATCCAACTGGTTCACATCCGATGGAGATAACCTCATCAAACAGGAAACTTGTTGCGGTGATTGGATGATCGCCTCCAACACACTCCAACTCCTATCCACAGCCTCCTCCCACTCCAACTCCGTAAAGGTTACTCTACTCGCCTGTGTGACCGTAGATCCTCCTATCAATTGAATAGTTCCAACTGCTGCACCATCAATCACATCATGCATTGCAATTCGTGGTGATGGATCATTCGTTGTCTCGCTATCAATATGGATCACATCTCCAGAGGTTGAAATATTCAAGACAACCCCTCCGATCGTAAACTCCGTATCACTTATGATCTCATCAATCGTCACCCCTTTCTTGCCATCCAATAGAACCCCATCCTGCGTTGTGGCGTGTGATAATCCTCTAAAGATCACAGGATCTCCGGAACTCATTTTTGTGGTGGAGGAAACTACCGCATACATGATCCCCAGATTCAATGTCATTGTCATTGTATGTGTCCTCCTATTCGCTGAGTCTGATACATGGATGAACATAAGATTTGGATTCTCAGCAACAGATTTGCTTGCTGAAAATGGCGCAACATACATCACCTTTGCACCCTTTGGTGCTACATCCTTCACTATTGTATGTTCCGCATAAGTTGTGTCGTTTTTCAATCCTTCATCATCCTCATTATTATCATAAGTGATCACGTTCTCCAATGAGTAATCTCCGTAATTTGGGGTGAATGTTGGATCTTCTGTCAGATCAATTTTACCACTCCAATCTATTGGAGGGTTTGTTGGAACGTCATCAAAGTAATGTAAGGTCAATGTGCCTGCCTGCTTATCCGTTACCATCAATAAGCTAAAGAGATTTACTATGTACTTCAAGTAATCACTCTGCAACATATCTGGAAGATTCGCTGCCATATCCAACGGATTCAAATCATAGTATTGCTCATTTACCTCATTCCAGAAAACTCCACTGTGCATTTGTACAGTATAGCCTGCATCATATACATCATTGCCAAGCAATACCTCTATGTAGTTTGATGATGCAGGAATGTCCCCCTGTTCCACATAGATGTCGATGGAGAAATAGCCATCAGCATCTCCATTATCCTCATGGATATACTCTCCGGTTGTCTCTGGAGGTACAGTTGCCGTAACTCCTTTTATCTTAATGGATAGAGTTGTATTTGCCCCCCATCCAGACACAGTAAAATTGCATGAGAATCTCAGTGTCTGGTTAATTATCTCGGTAGGTTGATAGAACGCATTTGGTGTGAATGATCCCCAGACACCATCCGTAAAATAGCCAGAGTTATCATAATACCCTGCCGTTGTTGTGTCAAACCCTGCTGCATTGATTGATGCTGTGGATGGAAATGGTAGAGATAATGTCTCCGCAATCATATTCGCGAAAAATTGGTTATCTATCACATACCCCTCTGCCACCCGTAGGAAACTACGTGAAAATGGTATGATCATCCTTTTCAATGTGGCATCATCCAGAATATCTCCCTGCAACGTATATCCTGCATCCTCCACTATTTGAATCAATACCCTCCGAGCAAATACCGCAGGAAACAGAAACCAATACGGCACATCGCCCGTAACTCCCCTCAATAGATTGTAATCAATATCCGGATAAACATAATCCGATGTATAGTCATTGAATCTATTCGCCTCCACGTTGGCTAAGTTCACAATATGATCCAAGTCAGAGAGGTCAAGATCTGACAACTGTTTGTCCCTGATGTCATCAATGAATTCACTGTTCTGTGCCTTGACGACAATAGACAACTCTTTGTTTGTACAAGTCTGTAATTGTGCAAACCCATAGACAACCACTATGCCATCCTGTTTGATCCAACAGACCAACCTCTCCCATCGCCTTTCATCAATCATATTCAATTGAGTTGGCAATCCGAAGATGTTTCTATTGATCGTTGTGCTTGGTAGGCTGAATGTGTTTGAGTAAACACCCTGCCTGCTTTGTATATCTGTCAACCGATTAACAGCATAAGATAGTGCCACAGTCTCCGTACCACGTAACTCGCATTCCGTATAATCTATGAATAGCTGTGTGTTCGGCATCCTTACTGCGTTTGGATCACATCCTCCACAGCATACCGGAATTCAAACTCGTATCTTGCAAATGGTAATCTGCTCTTTGGTTTTCGGAACGTATTTGGGTCAATAATGATCGGCACAAATACATTCCCCCCCTGCATCAAATACACTTGCACCGACTTGAATAGGTCAGCAATAAAATCAGAATGTGTCCTGTTGATATTTCCTGTTGATTGCATCACTCCCTGATGAACTCCATCTCTGCTCTGCCATCTCTTTTCACCATCCCCATTAATAAACGAGATCCCACTGCCTCCATCTTGGAATGCCTGTTGTTTGCCAAAAAAGGTATAACTCTCCCAACCTCCGGAGGGGTCTATCCAGACAAGTGTTCCCGAGTTGCAAAAATCTATCACATAAGGATCTGCCACAAACTCCTGCACATTGATCGTAATGATCCCCGTATCAACCAATGTTCCTGTGTTAAATAGATATTTCTTAACCCCAAATGTAAACGTGCCACTTGTTCCTTCTGGAGGTAGGAAGTCAAATGTAGGGTAGTATTTATCAGGAAATAACAAACCCAATGCGTGCTTGTTGAACCATGCCGGAAGTGTTCCTGTATATTCGTAATGATGTGTCAGATCGAATTCCTCCAACTCATCTGGAATGAATCCCATCTCAAACACCTTGTAAAATCTGTTTAAACTCATCCCACTGTAAATGTCGTTCCTATTGCATCAAACCCTAATCCGCCCGGACTGCCATCTCCATTGATACCAAGTACATTAAAGATATGCTCTCCATGCTGTGTGGTATCTTGCCATATCATCGAATAAACACAAACCCCATCAACAAAATGAATCGGCTCTCTGGCATTCAAAACCTTGTGATAGTCATCATAGCTCTGTAACGCTACCTGATCAAATGTCCCATTCAATCCATACCTATCTGTCTGCGGCAATGGTGATCCTGTGATAGGGTCTTCTGCCACCAACCGGAAAGGCACAGACATCGTAAAGTCGTGACCTATTCTGGGTGGTTGTATCTCTTTGAACATTGATCGCAAATAGCCGGAGACATCCATCTCAATCTCCCCATCCATGTTCGGCACTCCAGTGAAGTCAGCTATTTTTCGCCAAGGGTGATCCACATATCCCTCATGTGTGGACTGATACCCTGCCCAGAGTTCGGCACTCATGGTCGTTATCTGTCGTACCGTTCCACTATCTGTGCCTATGTAGGATCTGTTCAACACTATCACGTTTGTATCTGTGGATTCTATCACCCAATTGCCTGCATATATTCCACTTGGTATATATACTTGCGATCCTGCTTGGAATAATACCCATGCCAATCCGACCACCACCTCTGCCTGTCCAGTGCCATCATCATTCACAACAGCAAATGCCCAAGAGGTAAAGGTGTACCGGTAGATCACCGGTCTGTGTATGCTATTCCATAAATTCGGATCTATTAATGCCATATCATTATTGTACTGCTAATCCAGATGTTTCAAAGATGTCCATTATTTGTGAAGATATTAGCATCTGCACAGAGTCTCCAAGTTCATCCACTAATCCATCAATGTCATCCTCTCCCATCGCATCCTCCAACAGACCGGAATTGCTACCACCGTATGTCTGATATATGGTCGTCCCTTTCTTTGCTATTTTTCTCGCAATCAGGAATGCCAGACTATCAATCGGTAACTCACTCTGGATGCCTTTCTCCTCAATCCATGATCGTATTGCACTTATTGGTGGTGCTTTACCATTTTTGCGCCCATATAACAGATAGTAGATGTAGTGGTTTGCAAGTATCTGGAATCCCGTACTTGTCATCTTTATCTCAAAACTATCAGCCAGATTCCCAGAGGAATTCACTGCGCCATGCTTTGTCACAGGCTTTGACCTAACCGCCTCCTGCATCTTCGCCATCATCTTTTCAGCAAAGGATCTTAACACCATTTCCTCGCTTGGTGTCAGCATCCGTTGATAGTTATGATCCGTAACTGCAAAGCATATCCAGAGACTCCCTCCAATATGTTATATTGTGGTTCTTCTGTAATATCATCGAATTGTATTGCTGTATCATATACATCCTCCAGACTTTCAAGGAATGCGCCACAAAGCACATCCATCTCCGCGATGATCTCCTCTCTCTCCTCCACATCATTATCCCCACTGTCTTGCTTCACAAATGCAATCAATAAATCACTTGTCCTATGATGAATGTTATTTTTTGCCCTTTTCCTTTTGAATGGGTAAAGATGAATGCGTGGGTATGCTTTCTCCGGAGTATTCGCTGCATCTGAATTCCTCCCATGAATAAATGATCCTGTTGGGTTAACGGTCTCAGCCGTTGTCCTTATCATGTTTATGATTTCTTGAAAGGTCATTTTTTGCTCTGATCCTTAGCCTCGTTTGCTTTTCTTATCACTTGGTTGTACCAACTGACAACCCTTTTCAAATGGTACTCTTTAAATTCCAGAGGATGATAGTCTGGGCATACATCTCCCAACTCAACCTCCCCCTCACTCACCTCTCTCTCTCCATATTTAGCAAGTAGGTTATCAAAACCATCCAACAAATGTATGTAAGTTCCATCCTCTTTGTGAAAAATAGTGCGCCCTAAAGAGGTCAAATTGCTGTAATGCGTATTGATCACTTTGCCTGTATGCCAATTCCTCATCCGGACATTCCCTCCCCTCTGGATTTTAGTGATAGGTATATGGATGTCACCATAGCCTTTCACTCTGTACAATGGTCTGATGTCCAGAACATCCGAGATCTTTAGGTTGCCTGTCCATTTCCGGATCACTCTCCCTCCTTTATTTATCACTGTATCAATTATGTCTCTCATGTTTCCTCATTTTTATTTGTGAACTCCTCATAGTCTTGTAATCTCTCCCCATACTCTCGCAACTCTTTATCTAATTGCTGCTTTCTATATATGGAGATTGCAGGTAATTGCAGCATAGCATCATACTTCAATGGATCGCCTTTGCTCAATGTGTCTAAGGTAGCAAACCATCCAAAGTTTTGTATGCGATCTATTCCTGCCGCTATCTCATTATCGTCCGGCTCATCCCCCAAACTCCGGAAATCCTCAGACCACTTCACGAATTGTGCAAAAAAGTGATCCGCATATCCTCTTGCCAACATCAACTCCATCTCCTCCAGATCCTCATCTGTATAAATCAATACAATGCCCCGTAATGCCTCCAAATCTACGCCTCCCTGTTTAGATACCTTTTTGAACTCATCCTGCGCATGGATCAATTTCTCCCACGTTTCCTGCCCTATGTCTATCTGTTTGATGTTGTCCGGAATCCTTTCAATGGATAACGGGTCTTTGTAGAATGATGCTAAGCCGATCAGTAGATTGTAATGCTCTGGAATCATCCTGCTGATGACATCCTTTGAGATACCCGTTAGCACCTCTAAAAATTCGAGATCCTCCGATCCCTCCGCAGCAATTACCTTTTCAATCTCTATGTAAGTGATCCAATTAAGATCGCCCCATGAATTTGGTATCGCGATCTCCTCTGACTTGCCCCCAATGTCCAGAGTGAAATGAAACATCAAACCAAATGTAGCAATTTAGCCGTAGGTTCTGATCCTTTTTCGTCCAGAGTATTTGAGCCTTTTTAGCGTTTCAAAGTATCGGATTCCATCGATGCAATGATTGTACGCATCAATCGGCTGCCCTGTTGGTTTTCCATATTTGTCTGTGTCTTCACAATAGTTCCTCAACTCCTCAATGAAATTGATGCTATTTTTCGTCACCATGAACTCCTCCTCCTGTAACAACTTCACGCCATACATCACTGATCCCTGCCCTTTTTTGCAGGGTTGTATATTATAACCGAAGTTCTTGTTCAGATCATCGATCAACCGTTGATCAGAACTATCCGCAACCCCCAACGCTGCCTTGCTTACGTTCCCTCTTTTCAATCTCTCCACTATATCCTTTGCCCCCAATCCTGTCTCGTAACAAATCTCATCGTATAGGTGCTTACCATTCCACTTGTAAACCATTGTGATTGTCGTAGGATCTTTGACATATCCAAAATCCATCCCATATCCCAACAGCTTTGCCTCCTCTGGAATCTTATCGATCTGCTTCCAATTCGTAAACAGCAACCCATCAATCTCTCCAACTATACCCAGACCAAACACCCTCCACCAATTCTCCCAATATTTGCTCGTCTTTGCCCTCTCCTTTGCTTTCTCTATCTCTTTTACCAATGACTCCTCCAGAGCCTCATTGTCTTTGTAGGTCAATACAATGAATCCTGCATCCTCGTCATCCTTCAACTCCTCATGCACCCAGAATTCACTCGTAGGGTTGTAATCCAGATAGATGAATTTTCTCGTCCGTACCGCCAGTTGATTGAATGTCTCAAAAGGTAATCTGTTGCACTCATTTATGAACAGGACATCTCTCCTCGCCCCCATTATTTTGGCAGGGTCATCTGCGCTAAAAAATTCAATATATGATCCATTGCCAAATGTATAGATCATCGTTGACCGGTTCATGTTCTTATCATTCCAATTCCCACTCCAGACCATGATTTTTTGGAAATCGCGAAATGCCCCACGCCTTAAATGTGGGTAGGTTTCTGACACAATAGAGATCTCTGATCTTG